GTCTAAGGGGGTGGATTTAAGTAACTTAAACAATAACTTTTAATAAATAACAAAGAAACATGAATGTTTCCCAACAAGAAGTAGAACAACTTGTTGGTACAAAGATAAAAGATCTATCTCTGTACCAAAAGGCATTTACCCATAAATCCGCATTAAAAGAACATGAAAATTTAACTCAATCGTTTGAAACTCTCGAATTCATGGGTGATAGTGTATTAGGTTTCGTGATAACGAAATGGTTATTCGATAAATTTGAAGAGAAACAAGAAGGATTCTTAACGAAGGCTAGGACTAAATTAGTTAGGTCGGAAACTCTCGCATCTATCGCATTAAAATTGGGTTTGAATAAACTTGTTTTAATGGATGAGAAGGGAATGAGAAATGAATGGAATAATAATCCCAAGATTCTCGAGGATGTATTCGAAGCCCTCGTGGGTGCTATCTATATGGATTGTGGATTGCTTCACGCAAAGCAATTTATTTTGGGGATTTATGAAAATCCCGAATTCATCGATTTGAATTGTATCATGGTCGATGACAATTTTAAGGATCATCTCATGCGATATTGCCAAACAAACAGCTTTGAACTTCCTGAATATCGTGTATTATCACAAGAAAATGGGGTATTCGTCATCGGAGCCATCGTTCAAAATCAGCAGCTCGGGGTAGGTTTCGCCAAGAGTAAAAAACAAGCGGAACAAAATGCGGCTCGTTCGGTGTTCTTACCCGCATATGGAGGCGGGGATTTACCAAAACATAATAATCAACCTCCTCCACCACCTCCACATAAATTCCAATATACGCAACCACCCCCACCTCCACCGAGACCACCCCCAGGGTTGCCTCCTAAGTCAGTGATCATACATAAATTTAGGGATGATACAAGGTTAAAAGATAGAAGCTAGAACTAATAAATGCATCCACATGTCAAGGTACTCATTGAACGCGAATATGCCGCCCAAAAATCCCAGGAATGGTTGGATCTTCGCGGGAACATGCTTACTGCTAGTGATTGTGCAACGGCAATAGGTTTGAATCATTACGAAACCCCATTCGATCTTCTACTAAAGAAATGTGGCAAAGGACCCGTTTTTACAGGAAATGAAGCCACCCGACACGGTGAAAAATATGAAGATGAAGCTCGTATTTTATACGAACAGCGTCATAATGAAGTTGTACATGAGATAGGACTGTGTCCTCATCCCAAATATACATGGCTGGGTGGAAGTCCAGATGGTGTGAGTGAATCGGGTAAGCTAGTCGAAATTAAATGCCCCATGTCGAGGGATATCGGAAATGGAGACGTTCCGGTCCACTACATGCCCCAACTTCAAATGTGCATGGAGATATTAGACCTGGAGGAAGCCGACTTCATACAATACAAGCCCGCCGAAACAAATTGGCCCCGACCCGAGGAATTCACCGTTGTTAATGTTAAACGGGACAGAGAATGGTGGGAAAAGTATTTTCCCGTCATGGAAGAATTTTGGCAAAAGGTTTTATATCACAGAGAACACGGAATCGAAGTTCCCGAACCCAAAGTCCGAAAACCTCGGAAGAAAAAGGTAATTCCGTGTGAGATCGTGATAGATCCGGAGGACACTTATATCAGTGATTAGCCCCCCTAAGTAGATTATGCCATTATAAAATGTAATTCAAAATGAACGATCTCGTAAACATACAATATAATCGCGCCAAACAGGAATTAAATGGAAGTTTATATGCCCCTTACCAAACTGATGGGGTTTTTTGGATGTTATCTATGGAGAATCAAACAATGGGTCCAAGGGGTGGATTTTTATGTGACGAAATGGGTCTCGGTAAGACAGTACAGGTGGTATCGACTATTTTAGGTAATCCTAAGAGTCGTTCCCTCATCGTCGTACCCAAATCTATTATCACTCAATGGAAAGACGAGATAACCAAATTTGCGCCACAGTTGAGTGTTCATGTGTTTGATGGACCGATGCGCAATGAAAATGCTAATCTGGAAATGATGAGATCGGCGAGCATTGTAATTTCGCCATACTCTGTTCTCATAAAGCACAGTGAGTTACACAGAATTGAATGGGACAGGGTTGTATTGGATGAAGCGCACGAAATACGAAACAAATCATCCGCGACTTACAAGAGTATGTGTAAATTGGTGTCCCCCATTCGGTGGGTCGTTACCGGTACTCCTGTTTTTAATTCTATGAAGGATTTTGTTTCATTGTGTAAGTTTATTGGGGTTCCACAAAACCTGATTCAGGGACGAACGTCTCAGATAAAGGATTTGTATATTTTACGTCGCACCAAACGGGACGTGGCCGTCATGGATACGAGACTTGAATTGCCGACGTGTCACTTTGAAAATGTCGAATTGGAAATGTATGAAGGAGAGAAGAATCTGTACAACTTTGCATTTATGGAGATTCAAAATAAATTGCGTGAAATTTTTGCCAATTCTGTTAGTCTTAATTCCAAGAATATGCTTATTTTGGAATGCTTATTACGAGCCAGGCAGTGTATGATTTGGCCACAGATGTATTTATCCGGTATCGCAAAACAATATGGGGTTGAAGCTGAGAAATGGAATGGTAAATCAAAAAAGATGGAAACCCTCTTTAACATGTTAGAGGGTCACTCAAATGAGAAAAGTCTCGTATTTTGTCAATTTATGGGTGAAATGAAACACATTCAGAAAACTCTCAAACAAAAGGGTATTCCCGTATTTAGAATTGATGGTACCGTATCAAAAGAGAACAGGGATAAACAGATTGAATTGTTCAGGAGAGCACCGGGGAATGCTGTTTTTATAATTCAGATTAAATCCGGCGGTCAGGGACTTAATTTACAAGAAGCCACCCGCGTCTATATCATGTCTCCATCTTGGAATCCAGCGACTGAGTTACAGGCTATTGGAAGAAGTCATCGCTCGGGCCAGGATAAACCGGTGCATGTTAAAAAATTATTCTATAAGCGCACGGAAGAATTTGTGAGTGTGGAGGAGGAAATGATGGCATTACAGGCGCATAAATCGGTGTTGTGCGCGGAAATATTAAACGATGAACGTCTCAAGACGCAGATTCCATTTTCGCGAATATCTAAAAAAATCAAGATTTTAGATATTAAAAAAATTTTCACAGCGTAATGTATATATAAAAATGACGATCGGTAGCCGGGCAGAAGTGTTACATGGCACAGCAGACCAGACCGCGGGGGGTCTCAAGAAGAAGGATTTGGTTTTGGCTAAGGATGGCCAAATCAAGAGCAAGCAGGCCGTCAAGTCGGCGTTGGCTCGCATGAAGTCTGAGGGCAAGGCCGCGATGGTTAAGATTTTCAAGCCGAAGAAGGGTAAGTTCTCTCTTCAACCGAAGGAAGGCACCAAGGCGTACGAAAAGAAGATCGCCAAGATGGAAAAGTTAAGCAAGTAAATGAATTGTAATTTCCTAAGTATAGTTCTAGTCTAATAAACTTCAATCTAAAATTTGATATTTTTAGATTGAGATTTTTTGTCTCTCTAATATAATAATGGCAGACAGCCTCGCATTGTGGTTTGAATCTATTCGCGTTGCCAAGATGAATTTGGGTAAGGATCCAAAGGAATTTATGAAGATCCAGGGTAAGTTATTGGCTGAAGCACAGAAGGTGTATCACCTTCTCTTGTTAGCTAATAAGTAATTACAAAACAAATTGAAATCCCTTTAACCTTTGTGGTTCATAGACCATTAGATTGTATAGTTTCCATGTACATCCGAATTTTTTGTTCAAGAAATACACACTTACCAATTCTACGATTGATACACCCGAATTTCTCGAATATAAACCATTCATGACGGTATCATTTAGAACGTTTCGTTCGGGGTCACACACCATACACTTGATCTCGTTATCTGGTGTTGTGTCGACTTTAACTCTAAATTTTGGTTCTCTTCCGGGACTTTCCTTTATATTGGAATTGAACATGGGAATGAGTTCTTCTTTTGACATTTGTTTCCCAAATATAACTTCGCTCTGTTCCACGACTGAATCTATAATCTTATCTTCAATCGACCGAAGAACGTTAAAAAATTTTTTCACGCTATTGCCTTCTTCGTCGTATCCCATCATGTTGAAATCTATATTCCATTTGGTTTGACCTACATCCGGGACAAATCCACTCAATCCAAATGGCATGTACATCCTAGGCGTGGTCATCCGCACCGCCTTGCCTTCCTCTGTTGTTATGGCAAGCTTTCGTCTTTTGTCAAAATTCCCAATCTTTATAGTATCTAGCACATCAACGAATTTTGTCATCACTATACTAATTTATAGTTAAAACTTTAAGCCGAGCAAGCAACACAATCTGGTTCCAATGAAACTTGTATAGGTCTAGCTTTGGCTTGGCTTCTCAGATAATACATACCAGTTTTGAGACCCTTTTTATGGGCATACATGTGCATACTGGAAATTTTAGATAATGTTGGACTCTCCATGAATAAGTTCATGCTCTGTGATTGGTCTATATATCTACCTCGCTGAGCGGCCATGTCTATGACATCTTTCATTTTTATCTCCCACACGGTTCTATATAATTTTTTAATGTCGTCCGGGATATCCGTGATAGACTGAATGCTACCCCCAGATTTCACCATTAAGTCTTTCATCTTTTTTGACCATAACCCCAATTTTTTGAGATCTGTGACTAAATGCTGATTCACAACCACAAATTCCCCAGCTAAGGTTCTTCTCAAGTATATATTTGTGGTATATGGCTCGAAACATTCATTGTTGCCTAAAATTTGGGCCGTGGATGCTGTGGGCATTGGTGCCACCAACAGAGAGTTGCGCACTCCCTTCTTTACCCGTTCCCGCATGGCTTCCCAATCATACATACCCGAGTGGGGGATTTCTGCTTCGGTTTCCCACATATCAAATTGTAAGATACCATTAGAAATAGGCGAACCACTGAATGATGAATATGGCTCGTGTTCATCGCTTAATTCACAACTAGATTCGAGACTGGCGTGGTATATAGTTTCGAAAATATATGAATTAATCTTCTTCGCCTCTTCACTGTCGAACGGAAGGCGGAGAGTACAGAAAACGTCCGCCAAACCTTGCACGCCCAGTCCTATTGGACGATGGCGCATATTAGAACGTTCCGCAGATTTAACCGGATAGAAATTTCTATCGATCACGTTATTTAAATTTTTAGTCATGACCTTAATGGTTTTGTGTAGTTCCACATAATCAAATTCACCACCCTTAACAAATTTGGGTAGGGCAACCGATGCTAAATTACACACTGCCGTTTCATCGGGACTCGTATGTTCGATGATTTCTGTACATAAGTTTGATGATTTAATGGTACCAAGATTGGATTGGTTGGATTTTTTGTTACACGCATCCTTGTATAACATATAAGGTGTTCCCGTTTCTGCCTGACTCTTTAGTATGGCTCTCCAAATATCTTCGGCTCGTACGGTCTTTGTGGCGAGACCCTCACTTTCATATTTTTCATATAATTTTTCAAATTCTTCACCATATACATCCGAGAGACCTCTAGCCTTATCCGGACAGAAAAGACTCCAATTTCCACCCTCTTCCACCCTTTTCATGAATAGGTCTGGGATCCAGAGAGCCAAAAAGAGATCGCGACAGCGTGCCTCTTCTTCGCCGGTATTGAGTCGTAATTCAAGGAACGAAAAAACGTCGGCGTGCCATGGTTCTAGATATACAGCAATTGAACCCTTACGACGGCCGGCTTGGTTAACGTATCTTGCCGTTGCGTTATACACGCGAAGCATGGGAATTATTCCGTCCGACGTACCATTGGTTCCTCGAATATGAGATTTATTAGCCCTGATGTCGGAACAATGAAGGCCTATTCCTCCCGCCCATTTTGAAATTTGGGCACATTCCTTGACCGTATCGTAAATCCCATCTATGCTGTCTTCTTTGTTTGCCACCAGGAAACACGATGACAGTTGGGGACGAGGAGTACCAGAATTGAACAGTGTGGGTGTTGCGTGTATAAACATTCCCCTGCTCATGTAATCATATGTTTCCAGAACCTTCTCCACGTTATCGCCGTGGATTCCTATACTAACCCGCATGAACATATACTGGGGCGTTTCAACCAATTTACCGTCAATGCGTTGGAGATACGATTTTTCGAGTGTTTTTAAACCAAAGTATGAAAAGTCATAGTCTCTATCGTGTTTGATATTTTCCTTGACCTTTGCGGCGACTTGAAGAACTTCGTCGGTTATAATTTTAGCTTTACTGAGTTTTCTCATTGCCAAATGGAAAGTATTGGGACAGATTTTCTGGATATTACTTGCTACGATACGAGCCGCCAGGATTTCATAATCCGGATGACTGGTAATCATTCCAATACAAGTTTCCGATGAGAGGTCGTCAATTTCTTGGGTTGTTATCCTGTCATATAACGACGAAAACACCTGTTGTGCTACTTTCGATGGCTCGAGTTCCGATGATAACCCTTCCGTGAGGACATCTATTCTGCTAGTGATATTGTCAAACCGCATTTCAACTTCACGACCAGAACGTTTTATAACTTTCATCCTTCTATTACTATATTTCACTGATTATTTTTATATCACTTCTTTCCCCACCACCCCTTCTTCTTGTCTTTCACGGGAACAGCACCCACACGTTCAACTGGGGGTGGAACCAGGGAACTGGTATTCACAAAAAAACGACCGGTATCACCCGGACGAGAGACAGGCGGATATGAACCGATAAACGGTTCGGCGTCTGAAGTCGGTTTCATTTCAAAGTTTTTGACTTTGGCATTAAATGACTTGTCGAAGTCGGCTCCGGTTATCATTTAATATACTCTCCGAAAAAAAACTGTTCACTAATATTAAATGTGTGATAACTTGAACCTCAATTCACTCAGCCAAAAGGAGACTCCCCTGAACACGCTTTTCTTTTCGGAATTTAACCGAAATGTTTTACAGCGGGGTATCAGGCAGACTTTCAAAAACAAGACTGGTATTGCCATCGATTATCAGAATGACCAGGATTTATATGGAATTATGCGTGTCGCATTTATAAATAACAGTGGTGATCATTATCATAAGGTGAATGAACAAGTCAAGTTTATTAACGAACAGGTGATAAATACTGCGGTATCCCAAATTCAAACGGGAGTTACACAGTACATCGATTATTTGAAGGACTCAGACACTATTGCCAATCCCGAGGACAGGCCAGTGAGTACGAGCTTAGTGGGCATGAAGATTCCTAAGAATTCAAAGATAGGTATGTAATCGGCGCAATTGCCATGTTAATTTATGTAAATTGTCAGAATCCATATCACCGATGATCATTTTTACGTCATCTGGAAGTATGTCCATTTTATTGATACGGCGAATTAAACCATCCAATATACCTTGGATTGTTTCTACCGTAAGATTTGTGGCCTCTTGTGCAAGATTTATAGGGTTTGGGTACAAACTCAGTGAATTAGAAATTTCTTGTAATCTACTGAGTTCATTATAGTGATTGACAGACAAAAGACTCATTATTATTGTTTACGAACATTTTTGTTTTTATTTTTTTTAGATCCTCTCACATATTCCGGGGCGATACCCATACTGGCGGCAAATTTGGCCGTCGTAAGTCCATCCTCTCTTGCATCTTTTATAATTGATTTTTGTAATTTCTTTAACGAGAACATGTCATCTATATCCACCTTTTCCTCGTCGGGTATAGTATCGTCTTTATTTTCGTAAAATTCGGCATATTCACTCTCAAGTTTTTTATCCGATTTCCTCCTGATATAGACCATAATTCCAATGATACTAACCAGACATATGATAGACACGACAGTCATTCTTCCTCTATTGTTCGCGAGCCTCGCACGAATGGACATTGTTACTGTGTACAAACATTTAAAGTTATGACACTAGACACAATTAAGTAACATGACCACATTAAATTATTACAAAAACGAAACCGAAAAGGTGTGCAAATCAAAGGGGTGGGATCGTGCGAATGTAGATACGGTATGGCTTCTTCTCACAGAGGAGGTGGGCGAACTGGCATCTGCTATCAGACAATACAAGAAAACATTCAAGAAGACAAATTTAAAAAAGGAAAGGGGTGTAGATGTTATGATGGAAATGGGGGACGTATTTAGTTATTTATTTCAATTGGCGCACATGCTTGATGTTGATTTAGATACAATGTGGTCAGAACACAAACAGAAGATCAAAACTAAAAAATATAAAATGTAAGATTATAATAAATAATGAGTTCTTGTATGATCGATGATGAGGCGGCCATAGATAAGATTAATCCATTTGTTCAGAACGATTTTTCGTTGCCGGGTGGGAGTCGTAAAACACTTAAATCCGAATTTAAGGGATCTATCAAAGATGAAACCCCGGGTGTTGCCGAACCGGAAGAGAGTCCCATATGTAAATATGGTATTTCTGCGGGCGATAATACGTTAGATTGGTGCTCTCGGCCAGCCGTCGACAAGAGTTTGCCGATTCAAAAGAGAAATATCGATACCGGTTTAGAACCCCCCATCGATAAAGATGAGGACGATACCAGGACAACTATAATTAAGATTGTGTGTGTTACTGCCACTATTGCCGCAATAATACTCATTGTTCGTCGATTAGCTTCAAAACGGTAAACATCCTACTCAATCGTTTCTTATTGAGACAACATTCGATGGCGTCCGGTAAATAATCTCGAATAAATCCTCTAGCAAATTCAATCTGCCACGTATTGTTTTTGTTTATATAAGGCACTTTAAACGTAGGATTCACAATTTTACACGTATTCATAATACGTATAACATCATGATTTCCCAAATTCTTTCTAGCGAGTAAATTATCTAGAGCGATCAAAGCCATTCGTTGCGTGGATTCGATCGTTTTTTCAACCATGGTTTGTAGAAAATTTTCATATTGGATATCTTCTTTAGAACAGGTGATTTCTGTCCAATCACCCTTACTGGACGTATATAAGTAATCGGTAAAATCTTCATATGTATTAGAATTATAGTTCCATTTAGTATATTTTATTTCCACATAATTTAAATTAGAATCGAGATCAACGACATTCAGCGCACTCTTTAAGAATGACGTCATAGACTAATCTCCGTGCTTTCTTTTAAACTCATTAACATGACATTAAAGACTTCCTAAGTTACCTCGGTTCATGATTTTTTTAAGTCAAAAAGAATGAAATATTCGAGTATCGCCAATAATACATTTTCTTACCTCTTAACTCTGGATGAGTTTAGATCTAAGATGCCCGATGAATATAAACCTTCATGGATTAAAATTACGACTATAACCGTGATTTCTAAATTCGAACGGGAAATTGAGATTAAAAAACTCCGACAGCTTTTTGAAGAAAATGGTTCTATAAAACTCCGGCGTATTGGTTCAGATTTTGATGGATTTGAGTGGAAACTGAAACCCACGACATTCTATAATCAAATCACCCTCACATACGAGGATCAATACTCCGTCAAGTCCGTGAAAGTCTTCCCAAATGGTTCTATCCAGATCGCGGGCGCATCTGATCTCATCGACGCAAAGCGAATCATTACTCAGTTGGAATATCTGTTTAAAATCTGTCTAGGTTTGGAAAAGCCCACGCCATTGGATTCTTTCCGTGTGGTCATGATAAACAGTAATTTCAGTTTGAATTATAACGTCAATCTTATGGAAGTTGCGCAACATTTTGAAAAACATTCGGATATTTTTAAGATTAGCTTTGAACCGGATCGGTATTCGGCGGTGAAGATCAAGTTCAGGCCAGCGGAGGAAATGAAAGAAATTACAACCAGTATTTTTAGTACTGGTAAAGTTATCATCACCGGGGCGGAGACATTGAAGGAGATCGTGTTCGCATACAATATCATCAATCAACACATTAACCAAAATGAAAAAATTCGGGTTACCGAAACTCAAGACAAGGACATATTCAATATATTTCTTGGACACAAAATTGAAACCATGGTCGATGCCTTGCGCGACAGTGGGTATCATTCATGGCTCAAGACTATCACAAATAGAAAAATTAATTTCTAACGTCATGGTAAATCAGATCATGTCGCAACGACTTGGAATGGCAGATGGTCGTCAGTATTCTCTTAACTCTTCAGCACAGCTCTTGAATAACCACATCATGCAAAAAAATGGTGTTCAATATGCGGATAATTATTCCTACCGACAACTTCTCCAGAAAGGCGGTCCGGCCGTGATTGAACAACTCCAAAAGGAACAGGCGAAAAAGGGTCTCATTAAACCGGATACTAACTAATCACGTAAAATACGCAAAAAAAACTTATACCAATACTTTAATGTCCTCTCCCTGTTCTATATGTCTTACAGAGGTTAGATCGACCAGATCAAATACACGCCTACGGTGTGGACATATATTTCATACGGAATGTTTAGATAAATGGAAAGAAAAAGGTAAGAACACGTGTCCTACATGTCGAAAACTATTTGATGTTTCTAAGTTTTCTGTGACAATAACTGTTAAGAACAATGATACAGAAAACTCCGAATCTAGAGTTGTACCGGAGTCAGAAGCCATGATGGATTTTCTAAATGAATGTGACATCAATTTTGATATAGAAAACGTATTAGACCTTAGAAGCCTTCTGTCTGACCTTGGGATGAGTTTTTCCGACTTTGATTCCCGTGTCACGGACACAGAATGAACTACAGTAGGTTGTGTAATTTAAACCAGGATAATTCCTTGCCGCATATCTAGGATCCTTTATCATTTTACCAGACGCATCACTCAAAAGAGGACCTGTGGCCCAGCCCCTCTTATGAGAGAACACATTAGCTTTAAAAACGATTTTCTTACCCTTTTCGATCTTACCCGCACTACGAATTCTTGATTCCGGTACTTTGAAGAATTTAGTTAAACTCGCGACCGTATCACCCTCTTTCACTTTATATTCAACGACACCGTGTTGTTTGTAGAAGTGGAAATCTCCCATTCTAATATAATTTGTGGGTCTGCCGGGACTAACAAACATCATCACTTTGTAATACCCCTTTTTGCACTTTTCGTTCGCTGCGACTTTGTATATTTTGGTGGGATTATCGGACAAAACTCTCTTTGGGAGACTTGTACAGTGTGTATAGGTGTGTCCTTTATTTGAAAGACCGGATCTGTCACCTGGAATACTCTTCTGCCATCGATACGCCTCGTAGTCACCCACGGCGTATGCGTAGCAATTGTTATTATCGATTCCTGTCTTTGACCCCCACCGTCTATTGGTGAATTTTTTTTCAGAACCAGACAAGGGCAAATCCTTCGCCATTTAAGTTTACTTCAGAAAAAAATTATTGACTAATATTAAATGTTAAAGGAAATCTCCCAAACCCGAAGCCCGAATGAGCGTACTCGCATCATTATTTTGTTCTTACTCAATCTCGTCATCAGCACATTCTTACTTAAGCTTCTTTGGAACAGGTCGCTGGTGAAGCACGTAAGCATGTTGAGAAAGGTTGATACGCTTCTTGAAGCTTTTATCCTCTCTATCGCGTTGTCCGTCGTTCGTGGTCTTTAGACTTCTTTATACCCGACAATTTTTTCGCCTTTTGGGCTAATGAGCGTAGGGAAAGCCTCCATTCCGGGACATCCTTCTTTGTCGCAATCGACAAATTTATAGGATTTACCCGATTTTTTAAACCACTCTAGCTGTTTAAGAGTCCATCCACATCCCATGGTCCCGTAAACAGTCCAGGTCTTGCCTTTTCCGGCGACTTCCTTTGGTTGCTGACGGCTTCCTGTTTTATATAAAATATAGATATCCAAAATAAGGAGAATAATTAAAGCAATCATGTTACTATTTATGAATATTTTAATTATTGTCGGGGTATAAGATTTATTACAAATTTAGACATGAATGATGTTTCTGCCGAACAATCTCCAGGCAACGAAGAGGGCCACCAATACGAGTAAAATCATCACGTACGGGGCGATGTTCGTTTTTTTCGTCTCTTCTGGTTTTTCGACAGAGGGTGCGACGGCATAAGATTCGTCTAACATTTTAATATATG